TTGGCCTGTGAGGCCGCTTTGCGTTGTGCCTTGACGGCGGGGCTTACAGGCTTATTAGGCTTCCGAGTTCTTTTGTACCCAGTACCCTTGGCTGCTTGTGTTGCAGCTGTCTGTTTTCTGCGCTGACTGCCTTTGAAAGTGCCAGTTTTTGTAAATGACCCGCCTTTGCGAGTTGCGGCAGCCTTGCGACGTGAGCCTTCTTTCTTTTTGTAAGCAGCTTTGGCAGCCCGACCGCTTTTCACAGACGTGCCACCGCCCTTGCCTGATTTTTGAAAAGCTAAATCAGACTTGCGCGGCTTCTTTGACTTCGATTTTCCGCCACCACCTCCGGTGCCGGAAAACCTACCCAATTTGTCACGCTTGTATCGACGAGCCATTGCCGTGCGCGTTTCTTACCCTTTAAGTGTAACCCTAGCCGTCGCTTGACGCTTCCTTCTTAGGGGGCTTTTTCTTGGCCGTGGCTTTCGGCTTTGCCTCAGCGCCTTGCGCCTTGAATTGATACTTGCTGGGCAGCGTCATTAAACCAACAGGCAGGTACATCAAAAGACTAACGCTTACGCCGTTTTCCGGCTTCCTTGTACGCAATCGCCTGTGCCTGCGTGCGGCTTTTGCCTTCACGCATCAGCCTGCGGATGTTTTCAGAAATGACTTTCCCGCTGCTACCGCGTTTCAGGGGCACCGTACTTGGATTGCAGCTCTTTCAAATTTACAGTTGACCCATCGTTTCTGACGAACTTTGCAAAAGCGTCTTGCGGTGATTCTTTCTTCAGCAGATTTCGGAAAACCTCGGCTTTGCCCTTGCCGCCCAATGCTTTCTCTTGCGCTGCAACTGATTGCTTTGCAATCCACTGCGGATAGCTCGTGTCAGCAGGAACAAGGCCGCCTAAGGCTGCACGCTTCCCTTGCTCTCGAAAATCACCCTCGGCTTCAGTCTTAGTAATGAACACGATGGTTGACCGACACCCAAAGTGTTGCGGCGGCTGCGGTCCCTTGCCGAACTTAAACACCTTGCCATCAAGAGACTGACAGATCGGTGTCGTGCGCAGATCTAACGTCGCCCGATAGCGGTACGAATCAATTACGTCTTGGTTGGCGATATACATCTGCTGGTTGACGGTGTTAGTCATCTGCGTCACAGAGGTTCGTATCAATGCCTTGATCTGTGAGTTAGCCAGCGTCGTCAACTCACCGCCCTTAGCAATCGTCTGGCCGATATTTGCCTTATCAGCAAGCCGCAGTTCTCCGCGCAACCTCTTCACCATGTCACGCATATTTTCACCCGTCAGCATCCCATTCTGAACGGTAACGCGAAGCTTGTCGGCGGAAGATCCGGCTAGCTGCCTAAATGCCGTGCCAACCGTTTTGCCGTTCGGCAGAACCATCGCTGCACCTTTGCCTGCGTCCAAAGTCACGAGGCCAGGGAACTGCCCACGTACCTGCTGCTCAAGGCTGGGCTGTAGTACAGCCGCACTGATGTCGGTTGGATCAGCCAAGACAACAGACCGCGCAAAATCTGGGGTGATCTCAACCGTGCGGACAGCATCCACTAGGCTTGGCTTGACCACATCCTTGATCTGCCCCGAGATAAAATCAGCCTGCAGCCGGGCCAGGCCGTCCAATTCCTGCACGGCATAGATTGCACTGTCCCCGGCCCACGTATCGAGGCTTTCTCGCACCTGAGCGAGCAGAGCATTTAGCCGTGCCGCTTCCTGTGGGCTGAGTGATCCCACATCGTCAAGCTCCCGCAACGCATCAATCACGATGTCGTTATATGCTCGCATCACGCTCAACGCAACGTGATTGCTGTATCGATTCAGGTCGATGGCCTGTCGATAGAAGGCCTCAGGTTCACTCATGTCGTCTGAAGGCCGAAATCATGCGATTCAGCAAAACTGACAATCGAAACATCAGCACCATTAGTTAGAGCCTCTTTGATAGTATATGGGAGCTGCGCGAGTGCTTCGGTATCGGTCGATCGCACCACAGATTCTGAAACCGCACACACCCCAGCTGATGAGAACCAAGTAATGCGAATGGCTGCAAAGCACCCTTCATGAAGATCGTCTTTCGCGAGATATAAGAGCTGCTTGCGATTCGGATTAGGCTTATGCAGCTTCGTCATCTGTCATGCCCTCTTCTTCCTGCGCTTCATCCGGCATTATGACTTCATCCTCAGTGGGTGGCGCGGACTGAGACGGTTGCCTTTCCATCAAGCCGCCTGACTGCGTGGCATCTAACTCTCCTTCAATGTCAAAATCATCCCCCAGGACTTCACCTGCGGATAGCTGATTCAGCAATGTCTCTTGCGTAATCGTGCCTGCCGTGTACAGTTGCAAAATCGACTGGATCTCCTGTGGCTCAAGCCGAGTAGACAGGAAATCACGATTGACGAGACTGCTGCCAGCTTGTGCTTGCTGCATGTATTGCGCATGGTATCTGAGGCAGTTGTCGATCATGTCCTGCGTCTGTTGAGCAATCACCATCATCGTGGAATCGCCCTGGCTGCGGTCGATCCGCTTTGCTTCTGCCGTTTCAGCGCTCAATTTCTGGCCTAGCACTGCAGCCAGGCCCAATTCATTGATCTGACTGGCGATCTGGTCGAGCCTGCGAAATTGTGCGTCGTAACTATTGCCGGATGGCTCGATGTATTGAGCCGATGCACCTTCAGGCAGCGCCATTGCTTCGCCAGGGCCTGCGCTGATCTCCTCTGCTGACTGCGGGAACCCGAAGATTGCCAACATCGGGACGGCGCTGATGTGCAGCTGATTGTCGAGATCGCTTTGTACTTGGTACGCCTTGAGGTTCAGTTCAGCGATGTCCGCCAGTGGTGGCCGCGACTCAAGAACACCGACCCGGTTGGAATAGGCAACAGCAAACGGGATCACGTCAAGACTGGTGCTGCCTTCATCAACTATTACAAAATCGCCTTTCTTGTCCTTTTGGTGAATCTCAAATGCACCCGGCGTGAGTACCCGCACCTGCTGCACCTGCTTCTCACCGTACAGTCCATCAGGTACAGTGATCTGTTCCATCAATCGCAGCTGGGTAAGCTCTTGCTTGCCGTCCTTGATTTCAGACCGCCAGCCCAAGATGTCACGTGGAGTATATTGTGTCCAGTATGGTCTGCCGCTATCGCCCGCCCTTGGGGCATCGACCAGGACGCCAACGTGCCCGTAGCGGATGCACTTACGCGCAGTTTCGTAGGTCCAGACGTTTAGATCATTGCCCTGCAGATCAACGTCAAAAAGCTGCTCAGTGACAATATCGCTAACGTCTTCAAGCCGCACAGGCTTGCGAGTCAGCATGCCCGCCAGCATCCGCTCTAGTCTGACATAGAAGGGTGCAAGTGCTGAACGCATGAGCCTACTATCATACGCTTCGTCGATCTCCCTTGGCTCTTGCGGCAGGTATTTACGGTGACCCTTTCTAATGCCATAAGTGCCCTGCAGTAATGTTTCAATCAACAGCCAGTGCGGCTCCATGTTGATATAAGCCGTGTTCGGGCTTTCCACCGACGCGACATTGCCTACACGTTGTCGACCAGAGAACCCTGAATGCACGACCATCTTATGCCCGATATATAGAGTTTAATAAAGCCGAATCCCGGTGCCCCTGCCGGCCTTGGCATGGAGTGGGTTGAGTTCACGCCACACTAGGTATCCCAAAGCGTCGTTCATATGATCGTACCCAGCGTCCTTATCGGGTTCGCCTTTATCTGTGTAGCATTGCAGCTCCAGTGATTCAATGGTGCGCAGACACTGCGGGGCCACCTTAAGTCTTACTTCGCCTTTGCCGTTCTCCAAAGCAGCTTGAACAGCAGCCACCCGGTCGCGAATCGGAGGGTTTGCTTTAGGCGATTGATTGCTGAAACCATACGATTCCAAGATCTGAATATCAGTGCGTGTCGCGTTTGTGCTGCGGTTGCCACCAGAAGCATCGGGATAGATATAAATCTTGTGATGAGGGTATCTTGATCTAATCTCTTTGGCAAGTGCATCTGTATCGTGGGCACCACTGATTTCATCCACGACATGCAACTGTACATCAGAGCGGACGGCAATAACGGCGGACATATTCGTAACGTTGAAATCAAGCCCCACTCGCAGCGGCTCATTATCGACATTGATCACTGATTCGCAGATATGCACTGCCCTATTAAATCGGTCATAGACAGCACCAGTGTTGAGATTTACGAATTGGCCTTCTAAATATGCCTTGATCAGCTTCTCTGGATAATTGGCCAACAATGAATCAATGAACCCATCGGGCAGGTGGGGATTATCAGCAGTCCGGGCACGGATCAACCGCCGATCTGGTGCTGTCTGGCGCTCAAATGTCTCCCAGGCCCAACCAAAGCCTTCGGGTGTAGTCGCCACATAGAACTGCTGCACATTGCCAGAGCGCAAACGGGCCAATGCCATCCGTGACGCCTGCTCAGCCGTGCGTTTGTTGGTGGTGTCTACCTCATCAAACCCTACCGCGCAGAGGTTCTGTCCTCGAATCCTGTTCCATGTCTCCATCGTTCGTAACAGAATGGTATGCTCGCCCTCTTTGAACTTGAGCACGTATTCGGGCAACGGAGACACTCGAAAGTCGTATGGCAGACCGATCGCTTCCAGCATCTCATCCATCGATCGCACCAGAATATCGCGCAGCATCGGCGCTACAGGCTCAAATATGGCCGATACATATCCAATATTGACAGCTGCAATGTTGATGGCTTTGGCACATAGGCCATAAGTTTTGCCCGCACCAAACCCAGACACCAAACCCAGGATCCGATGGTCTTGGTCTTTACAGAACGCGGTCTGATGCGGCAGCAAGGTGGCATTGAGCCGGCTTAGCACTTGGTCTACTGACATGCCCTCATCGGCTGGGTCTGACAGAATTAAGCCATCAGACACTGAATCCAGGATGCTGGGCACTTGATCCAATGCTCACTTATTCGCTATTTTATGCGTTGGACTCCATTTGAGCATGACCGATATCAGCAGCTTCATCGCGACTGCAGCCCGATATCCGCTGCTCACCCAGAATCAAGAGATTGAGCTTGGCCGACGCATTCAAGCCTGGCTACAACACCCCGATCCACCGCCGTCTGTGGTGCGGTCTGGTCGTCGTGCTCGTGACACGTTTGTGTGCAGCAATCTGCGGCTAGTGATATCAATCGCCAAAAAATACACATTCGCGATCAAAGGCACGACACTGACATTCCAGGACCTGATCCAAGAAGGCACACTCGGCCTGCAGCGTGCAGCTGAGAAGTACGACCCTGAGTGCGGATACAAAATGTCAACCTATGCATACTGGTGGATCAGACAAGCCATCACCCGGTGCATCGATACCAAGTCACTGATGATTCATGTGCCAAATGGCGCACGCAAAAAACTCCAGGCGTACATGCGAGCCGCTGAAGAGGGTGGCAGCAAATTGGAGATTCTGGATCGGGCAGAACTTAAGCGGCGCGATATCCGGATTGTGCAACAGGCAGCAATGTGCCAGAACGTAGGGGCATTAGATGCACTCGATGTAGTTATCTGATGTGGAATTATTGACACTTTATGAAAGGTAATGCTATATTTTATATATAGGGGGCAATGAGCCCTCCTTTTCACATCATGGCCCGCACCTACACCGAGCAAGCACTTCATATCGTGGATCGTCAGCTTGCAGTTTCAAAAAAAGATGGTAGCGTTGCCCGCAATCGTGGCATCGAATTTCGTCCCAACGGCTATATCTTCACAGGTACTAAACGCATTAGCAGAGAGTCAGCAGTTCAGGCATTGGCAGTCAAGCTCGAAGATGAGGGCAAGATCAAGACTGAGATCCAGACCATTAAGACGATCAAAAGCAGCGGCATCACCTGGGACAAGCTGAATCAGGCTACCAAAGATTTCTTCTTTGAGCTGGCGATGCAAATCTATGGCGCCGTCGATGATGCAAATTCAGAAAATGACACTTACGCCGCACGCCTT